TATTCGCATCAAGGCAGATAAGCAGTTCACCCGCGACGGCGATGACCTGCATTGCTGGATTCAAGTTCCGATGAGCTGGGCCGTGCTCGGACACGATCTGTCCATTGATACGTTTGACGGCGAGCAGACCGTATCCATTCCGGCGGGCTGCCAGCCTGAGGACACGGTGACGTTGAAGGGTCTGGGCGTTACCAATATTCGCAATAAGGATGAGCGCGGCAATCTGGTTGCCCATGTGAACGTACTGATTCCCACCAAGCTCAGCGAGTCCGAGCGGGGACTGATTGAACAGTTCGCCGCCTCGCATGATTCCGATGCCACGCACGTCTCCCAGGCTTCCCGTCCGCAAACCGGTCAGAAGAAGGGATTCTTTAGCAAGTTGAAGGACGCGCTGAGCTGAGAGCGGGTTGAAAAATAGCCGCTTTGCTTTGCGGGAGTAGGGCTGAGCGGCTTTTTTCGTTTTAACCGGTTTTAACGGTTTTTAACCTGTTTTTACGAAAAATGTGGGCAAAATGTGGGCAAAAATTGAGCCCCTGAAACCCGCTCCCTAACCCGAAAGTCCCATCGGACTCTCGGAGTCTGAGGAGGCCAGGCGGCTCTTTATCATGGCAGTTGATGCGATTATGGCGATTTACATACTTGCCGGATACACTGTGGTTATGGATCAGGAAACCCGTATGGAAAAGAAACTGGACAAGCACGAAAAACAGTTGCTGAATGACTATAGGAGAATTGTTCCCGACGCGCAATGGAATCGGCCATCGCATATGTCCGCTCGTAGTCTGTGGGAAGCCTGCTCATGGAATCATGATGCAGGGCCGACCACCGCGTCCAACAAGATCGGTGCGTGACTCATGCCATCGTGGGGAGAGACCTTGGACGAGGTGAACAGCCGGGAACAGAACGGCGAGGAGTCCGTGCTGGATCACATGATTCGGGAACGCATCGCCGCGTTCTCCGCAAAACGTGGCAGAAACGTGATCTGCTATTATTCCAGCTGGCTTCAGAAGCCGAACCGTGATGACACCGGTATCAACGATCTGGACATGAACGGTTTCATGAACGCCGTCAAGGACATGGACCGGTCAAAGGGACTTGATCTGGTTCTTCACACGCCGGGTGGTGCGGTGGCGGCCACCGAATCCGTCATATCCTATCTGCATGGTTGCTTTGGTCGAGACATGGTTGCCTTTGTCCCACAGCTTGCTATGTCGGGCGGAACCATGATGGCTTGCGCCTGCCGGGAAATATACATGGGACGTCAGTCATCGATTGGCCCGACCGACCCCCAGTTCGGCGGCACCCCGGCAAGCGGAATCGTGGAGGAGTTTCAAAAGGCCGTGGAATCGGTAAGAAAAGACCCGGGCATGGCCGCCCTCTGGGGCACTATCATCGGGAAATATCCTCCCGCCTACATCGGCGAGAGCGAGAAAGCCTTGAGGGTATCGGCTGAGATTCTCTCGAAGAGTCTAAAGGAAAACATGTTTGCGGAGAATCCGGAAAAGGTAGATGAGGTCGTTAGCCGTCTTACCTCCCATGCGGATTCGGGCATGCATGACAGGCATTTTTCCATCGACACCGCCAGAAGCATGGGACTTATAGTCAAGACGCTTGAGGATGATGACGTCATACAGGATATGGTTCTTTCCATCCATCATGTGTTCATGATTCTTTTTCACCAATCGAATGCCGTGAAGATCATCTCCAGCGGAGATCATGCTTGGGTCATAAACGCATCCAATTGATCGCGCGGATACGCGAAAACCGCCCCTCCGTCCAGCGTTGCTGCTGGGGGAGGGGCGGTTTTCGTTTCAGTGGGCGTTTTAGCCTTCGACTGCTTCGCGTAGTCGCGTGCCGAACGGTGCCCGGTTGTTGCCGACCTTGAGGGCCGGCAGGTCGTGGCCGATGGTCGCCTTGGCGACCATGTTCAACGCGACCACGTCGTCCGGGTCCTTGAGCGGGTGGAGCCTGCTCCCGTCGAAATAGTGCAAGCCGTTTTCGTCGTTAAGTTGGACGATGCATGCAAGACCGTTCATATCATTGTTCTCCTTGTTGGTTGTTCCTGTGATGAAGCTGCGGTCTTTCGGCCGCAGGTAGCCGAGGCTGGCTGGCGTCTCCCACATGCGGCGCGCGTTCATGGTCGCTCCCGCGTTCTGGGCGAGCACGTACGGGCTGGCTCCCGGTCTCACGTCGGCCAGGAGGATCGCCACGTGAGTGCAGGGGTGGTTGGCGTCGCCGCCCCAGAGGATGACGTCGCCCTTCAAACCGGGCTGCGAGGCGGGGATGCGCGTGAAGTGCCGGCCGATCCAATCGGTGGTGGGGAATCCCGTGTATAGGCTGCCGGCCCAGCCCGCCCATTTGCCGGAGCGCGCGGTATGGCAGTCGCTGACGCTGGCACCCATGAGGTCGACGCACAATGCGCAGAAAAGGTCCCAGCATTGCGCCCCGTAGGCTCCGTCGAGGTCGCGCCATGCTCCCGTGTTGGAGGCGGCCCATTGGTCGAAGCGGCTCACTTGGACTCCTCCACGTCACTGGCGTCGGTATCGTTGGCGGCGTTTGCGGCCATGAGGGTGAGCACGTCCGGGTCGATGCCCGACGCGTCGAGCTGGATCGCGGTGGGCATGAGCTCCGGGTCGATGCTGGTCAGGCTGGATTGCGCGCCGGCCTTGACGCGATCCGTGATCCGCTGGCCGGCGACCGCGGCGGCGGTAATGTTGTTGTTGCGCCACCACGCGTAGATGCTGGTGATGACGGCGATCACGCCCGTGATGGCGGTGGATACCTGGTCAGAGGTGAATGGCAGCTGGCTGATGCCGGCCAGACTCAGGCCGGTCTGGACGACCGAGAACAGCTGCACGATCAAAAGCACGATGGCCTTGACTCGCTCCTGCGTCAGCTTCGCCATGTTCGAGGTGGCCTTGTGGTCGGCTTTGGCGGTGTTTGCCATGATTGATCTCCTTCTGTTGGGTTTTGGTTTGATGGTCACGACCGTTTCACGCGGTCGAGGAGGTATTGTTCGGCGGCGTCGACGACCCAGCAGTCCGCGTTGATGGCCTTGAGCTTGTCGAGTTCGTAGCGGATCGCCTCGCTGTGGTCTCGCGTCGAATCCGACATGAGGGTCAGCAGAGTGTTCTTGATGGTGTCCTTCTGCACCTCGTGCTGGTTCGCCTCGAACCGGTCGAGACGTTCACCGAGTTCGCGCGACTGAGCCCAATGCGCGTTCATCTCGCTGTCGAACGGCAGTTTTCCGGGATCCACGTGGGAGTAGAGCCATGTGGAGAACGTGGGAAGCGTGTCCGGCCATAGCTTGCCGATGACGGCCATGGCGAGCAGGAGCAGCGGACTTGACATGAGTCCGCCTATGATCGCGTCCCAATCCATCAGTCCTCCGACCCTTGGGCGGATTGCCATGTGATGATGTCCGAGATTCGAGGCAGATTCGCGGCGGGCACCTCCGTGCAGAGCCGGGTCTGTAAATCCGTGAAAACAACGGTTTCGGCATCAACGCCGGCGAAATCGGCTCTCAATTGCCGTTCCGGGTCTATCCATGACTGGCTTGACCCGTCGTCGGAATGGTCGAACCGGAGTCCGAGTCGGAGCATTTGGGCGAGGATGCCGTCATCCGGTGGGCGTAGGTCGATGACCTGCATGGCTGGTTCCGTGGTCTTGTCTGGCATGATGTTTCCTCTCGAAAATCAGATTGCGTACCAGTGGAAGGCGACGGGCTGCCGGTCGATCCACTGGTTGGTGTCGGTTCTGACGAATCGGATTTGGGCAGTCGTCGTTGTGCAGTCCCATATGACCGGGCGGAACAGTTTTCCTTGTGGTTCACCGATGCCGTCCCATGGGCCGGGGGTGATGCTCAGGGTGGGGATGTATCCGAGATTGTGCGTGATGACGGCAACGCCGTTCACGTTCGTGGCGCCCTTGAACTGACCCGACACCGGACAGGCGAGGTGGTTATTGCTGGAGTACTTGGGGTAGTGGAGGAAATAGAGATCCGACGACGCCAGCTTCAGCGGTGATGCATACGAGTCAAGCGTGACGGTCTGACCTTCTTGTTTGATGGACCATACGGTTCGGCCGTTGTCATAGCTGAGCACGCTGCCGGCGTTCAGTTCGGAGACTTTGTTGCCAATATTGTCAATCACCTGGAAACTGCCGCTTGTGGACACGAGCGCGCTGTATCCGACGAACGACCCGTTTTTTATCTGTCCGACTCTCACGCCGGAGGAGGTCATCCTGATGCACGCCTCCAATGAGCCGACGCGGGATTGGGCGTTGGTGGCGTTCCCGTTCGCCGTGTTCGCCGTGGTCTGCGCCTGTTTGATGCTGACGGTCAGGCTTTCCTTGGTCTGCGTGACCGTCGTGCTCAGGTTCTGCACCGTGGTCTTCGTCGCGTACGTCTCCGACACCGAGCTTTTAATGCTCGTCGCGGTCTGCTCCACGCTGCTCTTGGTCGCGTACGTCTTCGAAGCGTCCGTCTTCGACAGGTACGTGTTGCTCACGCTGGTCTTGAACCCGTTCAGGGATTGTTCCAACGCGGTCTTCTTCGCCAGACTGTCGGACTTGGTCTCGTAGTTCTGGCTGACCGTGGTCTTGAACCCGTTCAGGGACTGTTCCAGCGTACTGGCGCGGCTGATGGCCGTATCCGCCGTCGTCTGCGCGTTCTTGGCCTCGGTGACGTCGCGTATGCTCAGCAGGGTGCAATACCAGCCGGTCACATCCGCGCTGCCATTCGCGCCGCCCACCTGAAGCCATACGATCGCGTCCTCCCGCGCGGCTTTGGGAATCGTGAGGTCCCCGGACCATTGTTTCCATCCGGACTGGGAGGTCGGCACTCTGAACGCCGTATCCCAGTGGCCGTTACCGTTAGATTCATGGTAGAAGCAGCCGAGGGCTGCAGGTTTCTTCGCAGTGGAATCGTGCGCCATCCACGCGCTGAACCGGTAGGTTCGCCCGCGTCTGAGCACTTTGGACCCGTTGGTCGTGTCACGCGCGGAGAGCTTGCCGTACGTCGGTGCCGGGGCACCCTCCGGTGCTCCCGATGCGGATAGGGTCAGGCCGTTCGTCCAGCCGTCGGGATTGCCGAGCGTGCGATCGCATTCCGGGTTGCGTATCAGCTCCGCGCCGTTCGCCAACGCGGTCTCCACGTTCCGGTTCGTCTGCGTGAGCGACGAGGTCAATGAGTCGGCCTTGGCCGTCAATTGGCCGATCGTGCTCGTGTGCCCCTTGAGCGTGGTGGCCTGCTCCGAGACGGTGGTCTTCAAACCGTTCGCGGTGGCCTCCACGCTCGCGGCCTTGCTCAAGGCGTTGTTCGCCGTGGTGGCCGTGGAGTTGATTTTCGCGGTCAGGCTCTCATTGGTCTGCGTGAGTTCGCTCTTCGTGCTGTACGTCTTCGACGCGTCCGTCTTCGACAAATACGTGTTGCTCACGCTGGTCTTGAACCCGTTCAGGTTCTGCTCCAACGCGGACTGCTTTTTCAGCGAATCCGCCTTGGTCTCATACGTCTGGGAAACACTGGTTTTGAACCCGTCGAGAGTCTGTTCGAGTTTGCTGGCGCGGCTGATGGCCGTATCCGCCGTGGACTGCGCGGTCTCCACGTTCTGGTTCGTCTGCGTGAGCGACGAGGTCAATGAGTCGGCCTTCTGCGTGAGTTGGCCGATGGTTGTGGTCTGCCCCTTGATGGTCTGTGCCTGTTCCTGAACTGTTGTCTTAAGACCATTAGCGGTCTGTTCGACAGTAGTGGCTTTGTCCAAGGCGCTCTGGCCGACGCGCTGCGCTTCGGTGACCTTCGCGGTCAAGCTCTCGCTGGTCTGCCTCAGTTCCGATTT